AAGCCGACCAGTAATCCCTTCCTGCAACTCATGCGACGCTACCAGAGCGACCCAGTAGCCTTTGCCTCGGAAGTAATTGGCATCGAGCCTGACGAGTGGCAGCGTGAGCTCCTTATGGCCGTAGCTAACCCAGAGCGCAGACGTATAACTGTCCGATCTGGACACGGTGTAGGAAAATCAACTGCCGTGGCTATGGCTGCCGTCTGGCACGTTTTGATGCGTGTTCCGAGTAAAACCGTTGTAACGGCCCCCACCTCGGCACAGCTCTTTGACGCCTGTTTTGCAGAAATGAAAAATGTAGCCAAGCGGCTCAAACCTCCGTTTGATAAGCTACTCGAGATTAAATCTGACCGTATCGAGCTGAAGAAGAGCCCTGAGAGCACGTTTATATCGGTTCGCACGTCTCGGGCGGAGCAGCCGGAGGCGCTCGCCGGTGTACACAGTTCGGACGTGCTATTAATCGCCGACGAAGCAAGCGGCGTGCCGAATGCTGTTTTTGAGGCCGCCAGTGGATCGATGTCGGGGCATAATGCAACGACGGTGCTTACTGGCAACCCAACGCGAAACACGGGTTTCTTTTACGATACGCATAACCGGCTGCGCGATGATTGGCATACGATGCACGTTTCCTGCGTGAGCTCGCCTCGAGTGTCCGACGATTACATCGACGATATGAAACGGCGCTACGGTGAGGACAGCCCTGCGTACCATGTGCGTGTTCTTGGCAACTTCCCTCCGTCCGAGGAGGATACCGTAATACCGGTGGCGCTGATCGAGCACGCGATGTCGAGCGATATTAAGGTGCATGAGGATGCGGCTTACGTCTGGGGCTTGGACGTAGCACGGCAGGGCAACGATAGCAGCGTGCTATGCAAACGTCAGGGGCCGGTGATCCATCCGCTCACTGTGTGGCGAAACCTCGATCTGATGCAGCTCTCTGGCGCTGTGAAGGCGGAGTATGATATTTTGCCACCATCGAAACGGCCAACGGAGATCATTGTAGACAGCAACGGGTTCGGCGCCGGTGTGTTAGATCGATTGCGTGAGGTAGGTTTACCTGCGCGTGGCTTAAACGTCTCGGAGCGTGCAATGTCGAAGGACACGTATTTAAACTTGCGCGCTGAGATATGGTTTAAGTGCAAAGCGTGGCTTGAGGGTATGGACGTCCGGTTGCCGCGTGACGATGCGTTGTATGCGGAGCTCGCTGCGCCTCGCTATCACTTTACGTCGGCCGGTAAGATCCAAGTCGAGTCGAAGGAGGCGATGAAGAAGAGGGGAGTTGTGTCTCCGGATAGAGCTGATGCTGTTTGTCTGTCACTGGCTAATGACCACACGACACTGGCATCCGGAACGAGTTCAGCCGGCTCATGGAGCCGGCCGTTGAAGCGTAGTATCAGGGGCGTTGTTTAGGCGGCAAATGGATCTTTTGCTTTTTCCTTAGAAATAATTCCATGCGCCACTAAAGGTTTTGTTAATTGTTTTCTGACATAATGCAAAATGTCTTTTCCATCTGCATCTATCTCTCTGCCAATGACGGCATCAATACCTTCGAGGGTATTGTGCATTTCTTGTAAGTTCATTTTAATATTGTGTTTCACCATTTTATTTTCCTCGAATATTTGGGGGCTTGCGCCCCCGTTGTTTAGGCGGCCATTGTGACGACGCGCCGGTAGCCGTGTTTCTTGCGGTACTCTGCGATTTCGTCGAGCTTCCAAAGAACCTCGCACCAGTCGTATGAGCAGTGGCCATCGATAACGCCCATGTGAGCAAAGTCGAGAGGCTCGTTGTTCTCATCGACATCATCGTAACTAATCCACTTCTGGATGTCATACTGACGTGATGGCCCGATCTGATCAAGCTCGATCTCGATCTCCATCTTTTTAGCCAGACGTTTTGCTTGAGCATACTCTGACGATACGGCTGCGTCGCGCTTGGGCTTACGTGCCTCGGCAGGTATTTGGATAGTGCCAAGAGATGATAGCTCATACACGTTAGATACGCGAGCTCGTCTCTTTACGCGCTTATGGCGTATTGATACTGGCTCACCGAGGATACCGCAAACGATGCGTCTGCCTTGCACAACCTGATAATGCCAACCTGCGACAATAAGAAAGACACGTTTAGCAGTGCGCTCTTTGACAGTATGTCTGAGCCAAGCCGCCAATGTTGGGCCTTTGCTGCGACCTAGCTTGAGGCCAAAGTTTTGGTAAGTGCATTTGATGTTGCACATTGCAAGAGCGTTAGTGACCTCCGACACATACGAGCCTTTAATAGACTTGCGACCACCGACGTGGCGAAGCAGACGAGCTGCTTCTCCGGTTGTCATGCCTGTTATGATACTGATAGCGGACGGGCCACAGTAGCGGTTTCTGTCGGCCTTAGTTGTGCCGTGGTTAACTGGTTTGATGTTGATGTTTTTCATCGGTTACCTCCTCCGATTGGATTGTTAAACTCAAGACCTCTGAGCAGCATTGCTTCTGCTTCTTTGCGGTCTCCGCGTCGTAGCGTTTCGTATGCCCAACGCACCCAACTGTACGCCTGTGGGTCTATCTTTGACGGATCGACGGGCTTGTGCTCGACAACCTGTTGAGCCTGCTTTGTTGCGCCGACCTGATTTTCGTTAAGCCAAGCTATGAGCTCGTCTTTGGAAGTTGGTACGTGAACCGCCTCCCAATCTCTTGGAAAATTTTTCTGAGCATCACGCTGAGTGCCTGCCCATTGCCCGTTGCTTGATTTGTATAGTCGCATGCGATACCTCCTTGATTCGCGTTATATACCCATGTTAACACAGTGTTAACAAAACTACAACCCGTTAAATTTATGTGCGGTCTTTCTTTTTTCTTATAATGCTGTATTATTAGCCCAGATTTAACTGTGAGGAGATCGCTATGCCTATGGTCGGTGGTAAGAAATATTCGTACAGCAAGAAGGGAATGGCAGCCGCGAAGAAAGCTGCAAAGAAATCCGGAAAGAAAGTGCAGTACGGCACGACGACTAAACGCAAGATGAGCAAAAAGAAGTAATGCCTGCCAAGAAAAAGAAGTCTACCGTCAATAAGGCCGGCAACTATACTAAGCCGACGATGCGTAAGCGTCTCTTTAACAAAATCAAAGCAGGAACAAAGGGCGGTAAGGCAGGCCAGTGGTCTGCGCGCAAAGCGCAGCTCTTGGCTAACGAGTATAAGAAAGCCGGCGGAGGGTATAAGTAATGCCTTTGAAAAAGTCGCAGAAATCGCTCAAGAAGTGGGGCAAGCAGAAATGGGACTACGTCGGTAAGAAGGGTAAAAGTAGATACCTCCCGAAGTCTGCCCGTGATAGCTTGACGCCGGCTCAGAAAGCCGCAGGCTCTAGAGCAAAGAACAAAGCGACAAAAGCCGGTAAGCAGAACGCAAAATACACGAAGGCGGAGAAAAGAGCCGTCAGGAGAGCTAGATGAGCAAAAAAGACCCACGTTTAGCCCGTGCCGGCGTCTCAGGCTACAATAAGCCTAAACGCACGCCTAACCACCCGAAGAAGTCGCATGTCGTGGTGGCGAAGGAAGGCGACAAGATAAAAACAATTAGATTTGGTCAACAGGGTAAAACCGGCGACAAAAAAATGACAAAGCGTGCAAAATCTTTTAAGGCGAGACACGCTAAAAATATTGCTAAAGGTAAAATGTCTGCGGCGTTTTGGGCTAATAAAGTGAAGTGGTAATGGATGTACGCGAAAAATATTACCTTATGACCGGAGATTTTGACGGCGCGTATGGTATGATGGAAAACGATCAAGAAGCGTTTAAGTTTTCCGAAAATACGTTGCAGCGAGCTCTTGATATGTATCAAGGCATGGATTCGGGCAATGAAAAAATGTTTTTTAGGGAGCAAACGGATAGCTTTGGGCCAAGGGCCGGCGCCAGTTTAGCGCAAATGTACCCTATCTCACGTCAAGCCGGCAGAGATCAAATGGACATACAGTTACAAGCGGCTACAAACGCAAATAATCCTATGGATCTTTTACAAGCAGTTACAGCCGGAGCATCTGGCGCGTTTTCTTTACCGATGCGGCGCGTAGGCGCCATGCAGGGTTTATTAGATTTTTTCTCGGACAGATAAATGAGTATTTTAGACGATATTTTGCGACAGGCATTTAGGACAAGATACCCAGAAGTAATGCCTCCGATTTTAAAGCAAGATCCAAAAAAATTGCCAAAAGGTAATAAGTTTGGCCCTAGAGAGCCATTTTTGGCAAAAGTCCCATCGAAAGAGCAGGGGCTGCTATCTAAAGAAATTAGTAACATACAGGCAAACATAAATAGAGGTGAGTATGATCCCTTTTTTGATGTTTCAAAAAGATTTGATGTTGATCCGTCTAGATACCCTGTAGCGTCTGCGCCGAATCAAACTTTAGGTATTACGCCGGTCAAGCCCGAAACTATTGAAAAATATAAAACTTATTATGGCAACCCACAGTCATTCCAAAACCTGCAAGAAGCATATTTAAAAGGTTTAGATATACCAGATAGTGATAGATGGTATTTTATGGGGCAACTAGAAAAAGAATTTATTGACGAGTATGGCGAAGCAATGGGGCCGTCGATGTTCCAAAAAATGTTTGCTGACTCGATGGCGTCATGGACGGGCGGTATGGACCCGACTGCAAACTTTAGAGCTGCAATGTTTAAAAACTTTATGGATTTTAAAAATGCAAAATTATCTGACGAAACATTTGACTATCCATATCCTTTAGGCGGAAGATTTTTTGGCGGCAACATTAAAGAAGCTAAAAAAGTTGAAAAAGAGGGTTCTATAAACCCTATGACAAATCCTAAAAGATTTAACTTTAGTAGTAATTTTTTAGGAGCTAGGGACCGTGCTACTATGGACGAGCAGATGACAAAAATTCAGACGGGTGGTGAGATCTCTGTTCCTTCTCCTGCTACATACGGTCTATCTGAAGCACCGGTGCACCGGTTGGCAGACAAATTTTCTACTGACCCGAGAAACGTGCAGGAAGTTATTTGGCACGGTGGAACCGGTAAAATTGGTAAACCCATGATACAATTCGTTAATGAAGCTATCGAAAGAACCAGTAAAGTAACAGGGTTAGACCCTCAAGAAGTTGTTAAAGGTATGGTAAGAGGCAGCATCCCAATTTTCGGTCTTGGGGGAGCTGCCGCCATAAATATGGATGACACGCAAGATATTTTAAATTATTTAAGCTCAACAGAGCGGAGTAATTAACATGGTTCATGGATTATTACCAACTCCTTCACCATACGGCGGCTACGTGTTTATGGATGAGTTTGGCAATATACAAAACGCGCCACCAGAGCCGCCATCTATTCGTGCGAGAACTCCGACTTTTCGAGAAGACTTAAAAGATACTCTACAAAGTTACGGTATGAGTAGAGATATGTCCGAAAGTTTGTTAGGCGGCAAAGTTTATGGAAATCAGGCAGATGCAATTCAACGAATGGTTGGTCGAGAGGGCTTGCTTGGCATTTTGCCTGTAAGCGCCGGCATTTTATCCGGAGGGCAAGCAGTTAAAGATTATAAAGAAGGTAATATGGGCTCGGCGGCAGGTAATGCAATGTTTGCAGCTTTAGATCTTGGTCTAAGTGGGTTTGGAGCTCGTCAGGCATATAAAACCGCAAGACAATCTCCAGATTTAATAGAGCTTACACAAACGCCACAGAATAGAGAGTATTTCCAAGGAATACTGAAAGAAGCACAAGACAGCCAAGGGCCACTCGGTTATCAGGTAAGTGTCTATCAGCCAGAAGAATATAAAGGCATGCAGATGATTGCCTCTCCAAACGCAGACGCAGGATTTGCAATTACGCCAAAGGGAGAGATTGTTTCTTTAGTTAAAAATAAAAATTCTCAAGCAAAACAATTTGCCAAGCGAGCCTTAAATTATGCGTATGGTGACGGTAAGGGTAACAATGGTGTTTTTCTAAATGCGTTTGACACTGAGTTAACAAGGCTATATCGCAATGCAGGTTTTAAGCCGGTTTCTAGAACAGCGTTTGATGAAGAATTATTTCGCGCAGAAATTGGAGATAAAGCAGTTGATGAGTTTATGGAAGCAACAAAAAGATTTAATGACGGCCGTCCCGACATTGTTTTTATGGTTCGAGATCCTGATGTTGCAACTAGACGCTCTACAAAAGTACAAAATTTTCCCTTGCCGCAAGGTGAGCCAAAAGGCACGTATGATGAAGCAACTGCTGATTTATTAACAGAAATGATGAGATTAGGATATATAGATGAGCTCGGACAAAGAAATTATCGTTAGAGATTTTCCCCGTAGATGCATAGAGGCACTGAAAAAGAAAGAACAAGAAACCAAATCGACGTGAGAGGTGACACATGGACTACGAAGTAAGCAAACTTGCAGAAGAGCTTGAGCAAGAAATCAATCCTAACGTCATGCCGGAAGAAGAGCTGCAAGGCATCGTCGGTAAAGAAATTGACGACGCAATTGATTTTATTGATAACTGGATCTCACCGCAGAGAGCCACAGCTACTCAATATTATCGAGGTGAGCCGTTTGGAAACGAAGAAGATGGGCGTAGTCAAGTTGTCTCAATGGATGTGCGTGACACTGTGCAAGCACTTATGCCATCTCTTATGCGTATTTTTCACGGTAGCGATCAAAGCGTTGAATACGTGCCGCAGGGTCCGGAGGACGTTGCCGCAGCCAAGCAGGCTACTGATTACGCTAATTACATCATAAACCGAGATAACAACGGTTTCTTAGAAATGCATGCTGCTTTTATGGATGCTCTTGTGCGTAAGGTTGGCATACTCAAGGTATATTGGGATGATCAAACAAAGTATGAAACAGTTTCATATTCTGGTTTAGATGATATGGCTCTTGCTACCTTGATGTCAGATCCAAAAGTAGACGTAGAAATCTCAGCGTCTCGGCCTGTGGGTGAGCCAATGCAAGATCCTATTACCGGTGAAGAAATGCCTGCGCCTATGATGCATGACGTCAGAGGGACGTATACGCATCCGGACGGGCGCGTCAAGATAGAGGCCGTGCCTCCGGAAGAGTTCCTAATTTCGCGTGAAAGTAAGTCTGTCGATCAAGCCGATTATGTCGCGCACCGGCGCATTGTAACTGTATCTGAACTTGTAGCGATGGGTTACGATTACGACGAGGTAGCCGAGCTCGGCGCGTCATACGACGATATGGATACTAACGTCGAGCGTTATACGCGAAACAAGGCATTAACTAATGAGATGAACGAGCGTCACGATCCTGCAATGAAAAAGGTTCTATACGTAGAAAACTATATTAGGGTTGACTATGACGGAGACGGCCTTGCAGAGCTGCGTAAGGTTTGCACCGCAGGCGACGGTAATAAAATCTTGATGAATGAGCCATGCGATATGGCGCCGTTTGCAACGCTATGCCCAGATCCAGAGCCACATGATTTCTTTGGTATGTCTGTGGCTGATACTGTTATGGACGTGCAGAGAATCAAATCGTCGATTATGCGTAACACCCTCGACAG